TCATGGATCCTGACAAAAGGAGGTTAGTATATGGAATCTGAAAATTTGGAGCAAAAAGAAAAAGGGACTTATAATGGCAGGTCAACATACAGGGACCAGGATGGTATCCTGAGATTTGCCGATGATGATGAGCCTATTGAGTATGAGTCTTCTCTTGTTGAGCTGAAGGTGTTCAATAAGGAGACCGGAGAGGAGGAGACTAAACTCATTGATTCACGAAAACCGTGGATGAGAAGGTTGGATTTGGCTGATGATACGATACCACGGCCTACTTTGCGTAGATTCTCCGAGGTAGTCTGGAAACATTCCGGTAATCTCACAGAGGTTGCAGGATTTTTTGGTGTCTCACGGTATACGGTGGTGAACCGGTGGATGAAAAATAAGCAATACAAGCAGGTTGTGGATGAAATCAGGGAGGCTATACTGGATTATGCCGAGGATGCGTTGGATGAGCTTGTAATGAGCGGTAACGTGATAGCTACCATCTTCAAGCTCAAAACCCTCGGTAAGAATAGGGGCTACATTGAGGAGACTGCCAGAGATAATGCCTTGAACAACAATGTAATAAAAGTTAAAGTAGCGAAGAAATGAGTGGAGCAACAGTTCAATGGCCAGCCTGGAAGAAAATTGTCAATGAGGCGTTCATCCCCCTGGTTCATAATCGGGACCGATATCTGATTATGTACGGAGGTCGAGGTTCCGGTAAGTCTGATTTCACTGCAAAACTCCTAATTTTTCGTGCACTTACCGAGCCTTACTTCCGTATTATCCTTGCAAGGAAGCACTATGCATCGGTCCGCAATAGCCAATTTCAAACGCTCAAGGATATTGTGTATTCTCTTGGTCTTGGAAACCTGTTTGACTTTCGGCAGCAGCCTATGGAAATTGAATGCCGGAATGGGAACAAGTTTATAGCTGCAGGATGTGATGAACCCCAAAAGCTCAAGTCCATTAAGGACCCTACCGGTGTGTGGTATGAAGAGGATATCATTAGTGAAGATGATTGGATTACCATTACCACATCAATAAGGACCCCGGACGTTAAACTGCAGGAGATCTTTACCATTAACCCCGAGGTTGAAGGAAACTTTGAGGACAACTGGTTCTGGAGAAGGTTCTTTTCCCAAAATCGGGAATCCCTTTCTTTCCGGACTGAAGTGGGGGGCCATGGTGTAACGGTGCATCAGTCTACCTACAGAGATAACCGGTGGCTTCCTGAATCCTATAAGAAGTTTCTGGAGAATATGAAACATACCAATCCGTACTACTATACGGTCTATACAGAGGGTCAGTGGGGAAATAAGATTATAGGCGGTAGATTCTATCGTGAGTTTACCCTGGAACGAAACGTTAAAGAGAACCTTGAGTATAATCCAAATGTGCCACTTCACATTTCTTTTGATTTTAACACGAAACCTTACATGGCCCTGACCATTGCCCAGGTGAGTTTCAATAAACTACGAATAATAGATGAAATATGTGCTACAGAACCTGAAAACAATACCGCAGGCATTACTAAGATTTTTGCTAAAAGGTATATTACACACAATGCTGGCTTATACATTTATGGTGATCCTAGCGGCAAGCGTATTGACACTCGCCATACTCAGCCCGTTTCTGATTATACTATTATTGCTAAATACCTCGAATACTTTAAGCCAACGCTACGTGTGGACTCCAAAGCCCCACCTGTAGTAACCCGTGGCCAGTTTATAAATGAGATCTTCATGGGTGGTCTGGTTGGCAGAACTAACCTTTCTATCCTGGTGGATAAGAAGTGCAGCTACTTAATTGATGATCTGCTGTATACTAAAGAGATGAGTGATGGGGGTAAGTACCCTGAGCGTGGAAGGGATGAAGATGGGATCTCTGTAGAGAAACGTGGTCACTTCTCTGATACCCTTGATTATATGGTGTGTAGAATGTTTAAAGATCACTGGAATAAATTTAAGTCGGGGAGTGGAAATTTTCAAAGTTTTGAGTATATTGTGGGCAGTGATAAAGAGTACAGTTTTTCACACTGGTAATTATGGCAACTGAAACTTTAAACACAATTAAAGCTGCTCTTGTCCCCGTTATAATAAAACGTGGAGATGAGACAGCATTTACAATCCCCCTTTTTGATCCGAATGATGATAACAACCCTGTTGACCTGAGGGTTTATGCAAGTTTTCGGGCACAGGTAAAGGTAGACTCTAAAAGAGATGCAAATGTCATGGAACTATTATCCGCAGATTCTGAAATAATATTGGGTGGAGCTGGATATAATGAACTTACTTTTGTTATCTCTCCAGCTAAGTCCACTATAAAAGCAATGGAGTATACCTGGGATGTGGAGGGAATAGGGGGACCACAGGATCCAAAAACAATTGTTGAGGGATCGTTTGAGGTCTCTTCTGACGTAACAAGATAAAATAAAATAAAATAAAACAAAATTATGGCAGCAGGAAAATGGAAATTGTATGAGTCAGCAAAGCTGGCTATTGCTAATGGCGAAATTGATTTAGACAGTGATTCGTTTAAAATCAATCTTTATTTAAGTACGTCAAATTGTGATACACTTAGCGGAACAACTACTCTGGTGAGTTTAACAAACCAGGTGGCTACTGGGAACGGTTACACACAAAATACCAAGGCGGTAACTCTCTCGACATCTCAATCAGGTGGTACGGTGACGGTAGACGAAACCACTAACCCGGTATGGACTGCATCTGGAGGTAGCATTACAGCACGTTTTGCGGTTATTTATGACGATACCCATGCATCAGATCAGGCTTTATGCGTATGTCTTTTAGATACAACTCCGGCAGATGTTACAGCGACAGACGGAAACACATTGACAATTACTCAAAATGCCAGTGGTCTGTTTACAATGTCAGGTGCTGACTCTAACTAGTTGTGGAGACATATCAGCCTGGAAGCGGTGGAATTAATAGTTTTGCCTCTTTTCCCTTTAGCAGTTACAAAGCGGGATGGTTGGAATATGTGCCTGAAGATACATCCAAGAGATACCCTTGCGTAATAGATGCACACGGGGCGGGGTTCACCTCGCATGACCCTTCTATGCTTAACGAGGGATTAGCTAAGTATCTTAATCAAGGAAATAAGCCCAATTTTGTAGGCATATGCATAGCAGGGGGTAAGGTTGTTCAGCCTATGGAATTTTGTAACATGATTGAATATGCATCTCAACACCCTTATGTTGACCCGAACAAAATAATCATAGGAGGACTTTCTTACGGTGCAATTCATACGTGGAACACGGTTGTTTATTCAACGGCATCGGATAGGTACGGAACATACGACATATTACCTTTTACCAACAAATTATGTGGTTTTTATTCTTTAGCTGGGAAAGTGCGGAACGATTACGATAAGGATTTGGTGGAAAGATTTCCCGGCATTGCTGAGTGTGGCAACAGCGACACGGTAACAAAGCCGTCCTCAATTGCAAATTTAAGGGATAAGTGTAGCACTGTTATATTTCATAATTATGTTGGACTAGGACACGGTGGCGGCATTTGGGATCGGTTCTGGTATGGGGGAAATGATAACACATTGCTAACGGATTGGAATGGGATTGAGTCTGACCCGTTCATGTCGTTTGATAATTTTCTGGCGTTATGTACGGGAGACGTGGTTTCGCCACCACCCGACCCTGAAATATGTGAATTTACACAAGAAGAAATATGTAAACTAAAAGAGTTCGCAAAAACACTGTAAATGGCTCAACCAACATTTGTAGCAGCATCGACACTGGGTGGTGATACTACATCGCCATATTCGATAACCATTGCAGTTCCCGGTTCATATCAGGACGATGATATTATCATTGCATCCTGTTTAGCTGGTGACCTTGGTTCGGCTACATTTACTCCTCCCTCAGGAGATGGTTGGACTAGTATTGCAGGACAAATTAACCAGACCTATGCCCAAATAGAATGGTTCTGGAAACGGGCAAATGGATCAGAATCAGATAAAACATTTACATCAGATAAAGATAATTTCTTCCTACAACTATCTGTATGGAGAGGCTGTGAAACATCAGGAGACCCATTCGAAAATGAAGCCACTGATGGGCCGGTTAACCGCACAACTGTTCCAACGAGTAACATAACACCCACAACGGCAGAATCACTAGTCGTCTGTTTTGCCAATGTAGAGGATAATGCTGGATGGAGTACATCGCCACCACCCACGGGATGGACTACGAGGAGCGATGAAACAAGTTCTGTAGGCTCAGATGGAAGAGCTACTATAATAACTTATAATGATACAGACCCTACCACAGGGGTGCAGATTGATTCTGTTAATGTTGGAACTTTCCCAGGGAATGATGTAAGTGGAACGCTAACGTTGTGCTTGATTCCACCCGCTGCTGCAAATGTGGAAGCACTCCCAGGAACTGGTGTGATGACTTTTACAGGTTATCTTCCGGAGGTAACTTCAGGGGATAATATCGAAGTACTACCCGGAACAGGGGCAATTACGTTCACTGGGTATGCACCTACCGTTTATCCTATTCTTGAAAGACGTATTTTAATAGATTGCGGTGATGATGGTACTGGAAGCGGTGATCCTGTTTCAAATCCTGATACTAACGGGAATTATTGGAATAACGCAACAAGTAATTCCACAAACCAAAACGCCAGTGGCCCATATGAGTGGAGTAATCTTGTAGATACTGATAACGGGGCAACCACCGTAGATTTTGAAATTGTTACTCCAATAGACACAGACTACGGCACTCAGTCTGGGATGAATGATGCGGGGGATGCTTCAGGGGTTAGCGACTATGTGGCTAATGCTACGATAGATTCTTTCTTTTCTTACGGTGGAACGGCAGGTGAATACAGAATTAAAGGACTTGACAGCTCAAAGACCTACACCATTAAATTCTGGGGGGCAAGGAATGCAACAGATGCCCGGTCAATTGAAATTAAATTAAATGCAGATAGCTGGCCTGGTCAGAATTACAATGCAAATAACGCCTCTCGGGACTATGATAATGCCGCAGTATTCGAGGTGTCAGGTGCTACATCGTATGATTTCGATATACGGACGTACACAACAGACGGGTCTACCTTTGGCTACATCGGAGTTATTGATATTAAGGAATATACTGCTGAACCAGCAGGTGATGAGGAGGTACTGCCCGGAGCGGGTGTTATTACATACACAGGATATGCACCTACCGTTTCTACAGGAGTTAATCAGGAGGTTCAACCGGGTACTGGCGTTATTACTTACGCTGGATATGCACCTAACATACACGCAGGACTTGTAGAGGTAAATGGGGCAACAGGGTCTCCATACGATTATTTGAAATATGTTCCTATAAATTATATTCCTGCTAACGATTATCCATTAATTGTATTTTTTCATGGGCTAGGTGAAAACGGAACAGACTTAAATGACCTATATGCTGTTGGTTTACCACCGGCTATAAGGGATGGTAACGTCACGCCAGAAGCTATTATCGTATGTCCACAATTAGGGTCGGGATATTGGGATGACCAGCTTACAGATATGGTCACCTTTATGGAACACTGCACAAATGAAGGGCAATTCGGACATAAAGTTGATGCTAATAGTATTCATGTAACGGGCCTATCATCTGGAGGTGGGGGTGTCATCACCTTAGTAGGTAACAGTGCTACATGGAGAAGAAAGATAGCAAGTGCAGCACCACTATCTCCATCTGTTGATATTATTGAGTCTACAATGACCAATTGTGGTGAGGTTGCGTTATGGGGATTTCATGGAGCGAATGACACATTTAGTAATGCTCATCATGAAAAGACAGAGGCATTAAGCTATTATGCAAAAAGAGCAGATATTAAACCGTATGGTGCTTCAAAGATAACATTGTTTACAGGTTATGCCCATGTGGATGCAGTGTGGCAAGGAGTATATGACGGTACACGAATTGGTGCAACGGTTGAAGATGGCTCTTATCTGTCAGAAACACAAACGTCTTCTGAATACGATGAGAATATAATAGATTGGATGCTGTCGCATACCCTTGCAACAATAGTAGATACAGATACAGGGGCTATAACATTAACAGGGTTTGCCCCAACTGTTACAGCTTCCGATCATCAGGAGGTACTGCCCGATGTAGGCTCAATAACTTATTCTGGATTTTCACCTACAATAGAGTTACCTGTTAATAATTCTGGATTTTCACCTACAATAGAGTTACCTGTTAATATTCAGCCCGATGTGGGGGCAGTTGTTTTCACGGGTTTTGAACCTACTGTTAGTGCTGGAGCTAATGTTGAAGTACTGCCAGATGTTGGGGCAGTAACATTCGCAGGTTTTGCACCGACTGTAAGCACAACGGCAAATATAGACGTTCAGCCTGATGTTGGAACGATTGCGTTTGCCGGGTTTGCTCCGGCAATAAGTTACAGTGATGATGTAGAGGTTACACCCGATGTTGGAACGCTTAATTTAACTGGGTTTGAACCTACTGTATTATCAACAGCACACATTGAAGTTAATCCAGATACCGGAACTGTTTCACTTGTTGGGTTTAGCCCGGATGTTAGTGCATCAGATAATAAAGAAGTTCAGCCGGATACTGGAGTAATAGTATTAACGGGCTATGAACCGACCTTGGGAATAGATGCTAATGTAAGAGTTTACCCGGATACGGGTGCGTTAGCATTAACAGGATTAGAGCCGAGTATAGACATAACACAGGATGTTTTATTATCTCCACAAACTGGGGAGGCTTTATTTACTGGGTATGTGCCAGCTGTATCTATAACTGGCCCTGAATTAATTGATATTAAAAGATTAATTGCTATATTTGATAAAGAGGAAAGGTATACGGCTCCTTTTACAAAACAAGAACGATGGCATACGTAGGAAAAGATGATTACACGATATCAATCTCGATTGAAAATCTAAACGAAATCCTGGAACAGGCGATTGAACAGACGAGTTTTTCTGAGGATGTAGTAAGGGATAACTCTGAACTTACTGCACAGGCTGAGATCACAGCGTATTTGAGCTATAAATATGATACGGCAACAGAATTTGCAAAAGCATTTGATGATGCAACGGATACCAGGAATAAGCTGATTCTGCGGTGCGTGGTGAATCTGAGCTTGTATAACCTCCACATGACCATCAATCCCAGGGATGTTCCGGAAAAAGTTGAAAAAGCATACGAACACTGTCTTGAGATGATGGATGCTGCAAGACGGGGTGAAATAGACCCAGGATTGGATCCTGTTGACGATGCAAAAGATTTCGTTAAATTCGGATCAAATGTTAAATTTGTATCCAAACCATTTTTAGATCAGACAATTTACAATGACGACCCAACAACATGAAAATATTCGGCTATGGTATAAAGGCAGAACTCATTAAGCCTCCTATGCGGAAAACACCGCAAACTAAAACTGGCACTGAACAAAAATATGAGTTTCGTCTTGATTTAAAAAGTCTTCGTGATGCCATCGATGTTGCTAATAATATTGAAGTGTACAATCGATGGTTTCTGCATAATATCTACAGAAGGGTACTTCGGGATCCAAACTTAGTCGCCCAATGGAATACCAGAATTTTAAAGACACTAGATAGAGAGTTCAAGGTAATAAAAAACGGCAAAGAAGATCCCGAACTTACCTCGCTGTTCGAGGCACCATGGTTTACCCAATTTGTTGAGTCTTCCCTGGCGCATAAGCTGTGGGGATTCTCACTGATAGAATTCGGACCGTGGAACCCGGATACAAAGGCTTTTATGCCTTATAAGGATACTACAGGCATGTACCATGATGCGATAGAAGAAGTTGACCGGGATTATGTTAAGCCGGAGTGGGGACTGATTGTTAAAAATTACGCTGATAATACAGGGGTTAGTTTTTATGATAAGCGGATTTCTCAGAATCTTATGTTCGTTGGCAGCAGAAGGGAGCATGGACTGCTTGAGTCTGCGGCCCGTTATATCCTTATGAAGGATAATGCCCAGGAAAACTGGTCTGAGTATGGTGAGATCTTCGGAATGGATACCCGTGTTGGAAAAACATCGTCACAGGGTCAGGACAGGGAGAACTTTATCAAGGCCATGCGAGATATGGGTTCTAATGGTTGGGGGGTGATTGGAGAAGATGATGAAATCCAGTATGCAGGTGTTCGCAGATATGATGCATTCAGGGTGTACGCAGAGTTTCTGTTCTATTGTGATGAGGCCATTGCTAAACTGATATTCGGCCAAGATGTGATCACCAACAATACAGGCAGGGTTGTAGGTAAGGTAGGAGAGAATGTATCCAATATGTATGGCGATACAGACACTAAATTCGTACAGTGGATTGTTAACACCCAGCTTATGCCGTTCTTACAGGAAAAATCAGGCATTAGTTTTGATGGGGCTACGTTTGAGTATGATACTACAGAGTATGTAAGACTGTATGAACGAAGTAAGGTTGATAAGGTGTGGCTCGATGCAGGGTATATGCCGGATGAAGAGTACATCCGTAAAACGTACGGGATGGAAGTAACCAGAAGAAATCGAAACAATGAGTAGTATATTTCCTATGGTCCCAATGTCAATGAATCGGTTTAATATAACCCGATTTAATACCCCTATTAATTTTAAGGCAAAATCACTTGTTGCAAAAAAAGTAAGGGCATTAATGACAAGGGACTTAATAAAAATGGCAGTGTACCACTCTCAAACATTAAACTGGGATGCAGAAGCATTTGTTGATCGACCAATTAAACGGTGGCCTAAAAAACGAGCTAAGTACGGGGGTAAAACATTGGTTAAAACCGGAAGACTTAGACAATCCATTAGAGTATTAAGGATATCAAAAAACTTAGCTTCTGCAGGGACAGATGTTCCATATGGTAAAAAGCATCAGCTTGGAGATGGGTTCCCAGTAAGACAGTTTATAGGGCACTCTGCTGTACTAGCAACTGCTAGTAGAAGGTATATTACTTCCCAATTAAATAAAGCAGCAAAAGCTCCATTTTAATGAAGACATTCTTTGACTATATTAAGAAAAGAATTACTGATAACTTACCGGTTTATAAAACGGTAGAGCTGTATAATAATCAGATATTTCAGTCTAATGTCGAGAGGTCCGAGAAGGCTTTCCCATACCCTGCGGTATTCATTGAAATGATTGTCGGGGAAATGCACAATCGGGCACTCGGCATAAATGATACAGAAATGAATATTGTATTCCACTTTGCATTGGAGGGATATAAATTCAATCATGGTGAGGATATGCTTACTATGCTGAGTGAATTTGATTATTATATAAGGAGAATGAGAAGTAAGGGTGATCCGTACTTTTCTACGTTCCAAAGTCAGGGCATCCTGTATGATACAGATAATGATAACGTAGTTGAGCCTACTATGACTTATACTACAATGTGGAGACAACAAACCGGTTATCACGCACCTATTGAACATACACTGTTAGATATAGAAGTTGAAGGACAATTTTCTTTTGTCCAGGTGTTTGATGAAACATTTGATGAAACATTTAAATAATGGCTAGATCATTTAATACAATAAAAACGGAGATACAGACAGCTGTACGAACTTATCCTTCCTTGGATGACTTCAAGTTTCCATCTGAGGGTGGATCCTCTGTGGGAGTCTTTAATTTGCTCATAACCATTATGGCATCGAGCATCTTGGTATTCGAAGTAATACTGGATCTTTTTAAAGATGAAGTGGAAGGTCTTGCTCTATCAGCAGTAAGCTGTAATTCTAAATGGCTGCAGGGACAGATACTTAATTTTCAGTATGGAGACACGATTCTTCTTGGGGATGATTATGTACCTTATTATGCTGTTCCGGATGATACCAAAAAAATCATTACAAGGTGTGCTATTGTGGAAGGAACCTGGGTAACAATAAAAGTAGCAAAAGGGACCGTTGGATCATTATCAGCATTGACTACCTTGGAGCTCGATGCATTGAAAGATTATTATTTCGGGACGTCATTTGCAGAAGGTATA